GAATACATGAGAAGGTATAGAGCAGCAAACCCTGAGAAATCAAAAAGACAGAGTAGGGAATCTATGCAAAGATTTAGGCAAAGAATGAGATAAACTTCTTATCCCTCTATTTTTTATCTATTCTATATTGGCTAGAGAATCTAAGGAAATACAGGATATAGATAAAAATCAGAAATATTCATTTAATTCAGCATTTGGAGATAAAGTAGTAGTAGAAAGACACGCAGATATTGAGGAACAATTCCATTATAACATAGCAGACAAGTCTATAACTACCACACTAGTAGGTTCTGGTACTGTCACACAGGGAAATGATATGATCGTAGTTTCATCAGGAGTAGATACAGACGGTTCTGCAATAGCAAAATCAACGCATAACATTAGATATAGACCCGGTTTTGAAGGTTACGCATTATTTACTGCACTATGGGAAACTACCGCAGCAGCAGGAGTAAAACAATTCATAGGTGCTTTTGATACAAACGACGGATTCTATGTAGGTTATAACGGTACAGACTTTGTAGTAGGCAGAAGATTAGGTGGAACAGATACAGAAGTAACACAGGCTAATTGGAACGGAGAAGGTTCTGCAGACAAATTAGACACTACCAAATTAAACATATTTAGAATTACTTGGGGATGGTTAGGAACAGCAAATATATTATTCCAAAGATATGATCAGACAGGAAAATGGGTAACAATGCACAATATGCAAATAGCAAACACATTAACAAGACCGTCTATTAACAACCCTGTATTGCCTATATGTATGGATGTTACAAAAACATCAGGTGCAACAGACTTTATCATGAAATCAGGTTCTTGGAACGGTGGTATGATGGGAGATGACACAGAAGTAGGAGACAGGTATTTTACCGCACACGAAGACGCTACAACAGTATCTACAGAACAGGTATTACTTAACCTAGAGAATCAATCAACATTTCAGAGTAAGACAAACAAAGTAAATCTGGAATTCACATTCTTTTCATGTGCAGCAGACGGTACAAAGACAGCAAGGTTTAAGATTTACAAGAACCTAGCAATAGGCGGTACTCCGTCATGGTCAGCAGTAGATTCTGGTAACAGTGTAGTAAGGAAAGATACCGCAGGAACGATCACACCAAACGATGCAAACCTAGAATTTGAGTTTGAGGTAGCAAAGACAGGTGGTGTCACAACATCATTAAAGGATATCAAAATAGAACTAAATCCTACTGAGACTCTTACTGTTACAGGTCAATCTGCATCAAATACAGACTTGCATTTCAGTATCAGATGGAAAGAACATTTCTGATTAGTAAGGTTTATATGGGGTATACACCCTATACTATACAATGACAAGCATATCAGAATTCGACAGCAAAAGTGATTCAATCAGCCTAGCAAAAATCGGAGAAGCACCATTCACAATCATCGGTGTTGAAGACTCCAATTATGACGAAGGCGAGAATTCCACCGAAGGAGTCAAAATTACAACCAAAGAAACATTCGAGGGCGTAAACAAACTCCATACAACAAGAGTCGCTATTGTTAAGAAACTCAAAAATCCTGCCGTTCTAAGAGAATTGGAATCCAATCCTATTGGTCCGGTGAAATGTTCACAAGCAACATCTTCAGCAGGTAAGAAATTCTTTACTCTAGTTGATGCGTAAGCATCCTAGAACTCTTTTTTTTATTTAACAATACTTCTTGTAATCCATTAACAATACAATACTATATGAATTGTCCAAACTGTAATTCTAAAGTAAAGTCAAATGCAGAATACTCAATCCACATGAATTTAAAACACAGAGGTAAATCATACAAAGATTTATATGAGTTTGAAAACAAACCTATAAATAAGGCAAAGGAGAATAAGAAACATGAGTCAAACTTTAGAAAACCAAAAACAAATGTGGATAATCGAATGGACTAACAAGTTCGGAGATTCCGTAAAACTAACCCATCAATACGAGGATGAGGTTTACAAGTTTACCGAAGTGTTAATAAATGAAGGAAAGCAAGTAAGAGTATGTCAGATGATATAGCAGACATAATTGACGACCTTTATGAGAAATCTATAATAAACTTTGAAGCATCACAGAATCCTAGAAAGAACATACACGTATCAGATTTAACTTCAGATTGTATGAGAATGGCATGGTATCGTCTTAATGGTTATGAACCCGATAAAAAAGATTTCAAAAAGGCACTACCTTTAGTACATGGAACTCAGTTACACGAATGTTGTAATCTAGGTGGTGTAGAACATGAAATGTCATTACATGGGGATATATTTAATATGAAGAAAGTAAGTTACACCACAGAAGAATATCTAGGTGGAGATAAAACAATAACAACAATGGATAATGAATTCTATGATTGTGTAAAAGGTTCTATGGATGATCTAGTAGAGATAGATGATGAGTTAATTATATGCGATAAGAAAACTACAAAGAAATCAATACCTAGAGAAGTCTCAGATAAATATAAGGAACAGATGAATATATACAAGTTACTGTATTTTATAGAGACAGGAGTAGAGATAAATCGTGCTGCAATTATTTACATTGACAAGAGTAGTGCTTGGGAACGTCATAAAACGCGTGTATTTGATCTTGACTCTATTGAGGAGATCCGCAAACGTGTTCTATCAAAACTATCAGTACTCAAAGAAGGATCTATTCCACCAAGAGTAGTATCGTTCCTATGTCCATGGTGTCCATTCTATACAGAGTGTAATCCATCAGGTCGATAACATTTATATAAGGCTACAACTATATAGTCTATATGAATTGTAGAATGTGCAAGAAAAAAACAAAAGAACTTCATTGTGAAAAACATAATGGAGAAATACAAGTAGATTGGGAGATTGAGAATTTACTATGACCAAACTGTTTGTATACGGAATATTCACTGACGAAGAAATTCGTAAGAGAGCCTTTGGTTCTGAAGTAAAACATGAGAAAGCAGCACTTAATGGTTATGCTTTGGCAGACGAGTTAGTTCTCGGTCTATACCAAAACATAGTAGAAAAACCAACAGATTTTGTCGAAGGTATGCTTTTAGATATACCTGAAGAATACCTAGAAATAACAGACAGGATAGAAGGTGTTGAAATGGGTCTATACAAGAGAATACAAGTAGGCGATTGGTGGGTGTATATTCATTGAGAATCCTACACATAGGAGACATGGCTGGTTCTGCTGCTATAACATCAAATATATGCAACAAACTAGGTTTCCCATCTCATGTTGTTCAGGATTTAAACATAGATACATTTAGACATGGAGATTACTATGAGAACACGACATACCTGAATACTAGGGAAGCAGTTTATGAATGGGTCAAGACAAACCAAAATGATTATGATTATTTCGTATACCATGATCAGATAGAATTGGCAGAAAGACTAGACGACTTGCATAAACCCTCTGCATATATGTTCCATGGTAACATGCTTAGAAAGGCAAGAATACAGTATGACATTGTATGTAGTCTTGAATCAATAGACGATATATTTGTCACAACTGAGGATCTGTTAGAGTATGCACCAGAGGCAAAGTTATTCTATAGACCTGTAGACATGGATTTGTTCTGTAGAGACGAGGATCATCCACAAAAGATGATAGGTCTTTGTCTTACTCAGGACAGATATAGAAAGGAGATAAAGGAATTGTTAAGAGACACAGATACAGGTGTATTAATAGTAGACAGGGTAAAGAACAAGATACCCTATGGTAATATGCCAAAACTACTTAGGTCTTATGCGTTTTACTATGACGTAAAATACATACCAAACCATCCGCCTGAAATCATAGAAGAACTGTCTCAAACTGCATTACAAGCACTAGCCTGTGGATGTGCAGTATGGTCTTGTGGAAAATGGTACGACAAGTTCCCAAGAGAGCATGATGACGAGGAATCCGCTAAGCAGTTTATAAACGATATAACTGAATAGTAATAGTTGGCAAATAAGGCTAGACCTACCAAAGACCTAAAGGAACTCAAAAACATTGTGAGAACAATGTGGTTGTTCCAAGGTTATTCTATTAGAAAGATAGCAGATGAGTTTAACTCTAATCCTGAATATGTCAAGAAATTTGATACCATAACAGCATCATCTGTTGCTGTATGGGTTAGAGAATTCAGAAGGGATGCAGAGAGGTGGCTAGACGAGGATGCACTTGAGAAATATACCGCAGAGTTTGTAAGAAAACAGCATACTATTGACGAGCAGATAGATAAATTACAAAAGACCCAAAAACTGTTGGATCAGAGTGACCCTAAACAGTTGGATTTATTCTTAAAGTTTGAGACAGCAATACATACTATGCACATGAACCAGATAAAGATGATGTCTGAGATAGAATTGGTTCTTGCTGTCAAGAAATATAACAAGGAAAGAAGGTTAAAGAATGAGACTATAAAGATGGTTGATTCTGAGAATCCAGAGGACATTATAGCAAAAAAGAGAGGGTATTTAAGTGTCGTTGATTCTAATAAAAAAGATGACAAAGAAAATACACAAATGCGAGAGATGTCAGAAACTCTATCAGAGGAACAATCTTCACAAGAAATGCAGGGAGATTGAAGATGCCGATAACTAGAGGCATACAGTGTGCTTACTGTTCCCAAATAATACCTAATGATTATGTTATGGAATTACATCTTAAAGAACATACAGATAAGATAAAGTCAGCAGACAGATTAAGGAGAAAAGAGGATGCCAAAAGGAATAGTAAGCGAAGAAACGAAACGTTTTCTGAATACTAACGCAAGGGTAAAAGAAGGCTACGAATATCCAGAGAAATTCTGGTGTTATGATCCTATGTCAGAATCAGAGCATTGTTGTTGGTGGCACTATACGTTTTATCCTAACGGTGGTCCGGAAAGAGATAATATTTATCATCCATGTTACAAATATGAACAGGAAATTTTAGAACACTTAGAAAAAGGAAAAACAGATCCGTCAAAAAGAATGATATGTGTATACAAGGCAACAGGACTAGGACTTACAGAACTTACATTACTTTGGATTCTATATAAATGTTGTACCGATGATTTCTTTCAGCAAAACGAGGATGTAGTAATATTTACCGGACCAAACATTGAACTTGCAAAGAAATTAATTGAAAGAATGAAACAGTTTGCAAACGGAAGAATAGACTATGAGGATCATGGTATGTATAAGATTCAGATAGGAAGGGCAAACATACAGGCTTATCCAAGTAATAACATTGACGCAGTTAGAGGTATTCCTAGGGTGTCATGTGTATTCGGAGACGAGGCAGCCTTCTTTACAGGACTTAAGGATGACAAGCAGATTAGGGTCGTAGGAGAAAGATACAGAGGAAAGTCAAACTCTTATGTAATTTGGGTATCTACCGCAGGAGACTTTGCATCTGGTTTCTTCCATGACATCAAAGAAGAACCCGAAGCATCATGCAAGTATGAAAGGTTCGAGATGTATGAGGATCGTGGATTAGAGAAAGATGAAAAGACAGGAACTTCTATATTTTCAGATGAGTTTATAGCAGAAGCACGACAACTACCGTCATTTCCACAGGAATATCAGGGTATTTGGGGTGCTAATGTGGGAGATATATACTCTACAGAGGCATTGGATGAGGTTTGTGATATGGATTATGAAATAGACTATGAGGTTAATGACAAGAACAGATTAGGATTCTGTGACCCGGGATTTGGTACTTCACAGTTTGGTATCTGCATAACAGAGATGAGACAGAATATGCCCTATGTAATTTATTCAAAATCTTACAAGAGACAGAGTGCAACTGCCATGATTGCAGAGATAAACAGACTTGCAGATTTGTTTGGAGTAAAGAAATGGGGTTGTGACAAGGCAAACCCTGAAATAATAAAGGATATGAGAGAGACTTTACACTTAAACGTTACAGCAATATCAAACAAGGAATCAGGTCGTAAGATGACTACACTAGCAGCAAATAAGGTACAGAAAAACAAAATAAGAATACACCCAAAGTTTTATAATCTAAAGAAACAGTTGATGACTATTACATTTGGTAAGAACGGACAGCCTGCAAAGACAAAGGATAATCCGTTTGATGAAGGAGACGCATTTCAGGGAAACATATATCTAAGATTCTCTGGTTCTGGACATCTATCAATATCTTATGCCGAAGAAGAATTCTAGGTAGATTTTGTTGATATTAGAATAGAACGATAAGAGCCTACACATACCTGTAACATTGGTATTTTATTTTCAATCATTTCATTTACCTGTTCATTGTTAACCATTTCTGTTCTCAACCTGTCCATAGTAAAATAAGCAGGAAATCTTGCAAGTTCCATTATGTCATATTTCTCATAATGATCCAAGGTCTTTGATGTTTCCATATATTTGTTAGTCCATCTGCCTTTTACCATTTGCATTTTCATCAGGCTTTGTGGCGTAGTTTCTGATAACATTTACCTATTAAATAATCAGGTCTTATATTTAAACCGTAACGGTCTTCTACAAAATCAATCAAGAATAATCTAAAAACAGAGCAAGAAGAATAGATTAAACCTATCACTATTGCAGATCCTATTGGATTATTCAAAATAAAAGTTGCAAAAAGAGGCAGTAGAAGCAGATTTAAGACAAAAGATACAGGAGATCCTGAACCTGCCGAGAATGTAGCCTTTCCCAGCATATATCTAATCGTCTTTATGTAATTTCATCTCCTGTATTGCAAATGCCAATGAAAACAGACAGGATGCTGCTGCATGAGCCAAGTGGAAATAAGTTGATTCGTCTAGGTCTTCCCCATCTACCTCTGAGAACAGATGTCTTAGTGCAGCCCTGTTATATCTGTCTCTACCGTCATCTATTCTTTTCCAATTATCTCTGTCGTACTTTTCAGCACCATACATTAACACTCTGACTACTTCATCCAATGCCTGTTTTGGTATCAAAGTATAGTCTAGTTTATCTTCGTCAAATTTTACACCTTTCATTTCCATTCCTCTTTTGCCTTCTGATAAGCCATGGCGTTTTCATAACATTCTTTACAAAGATGAATACTATGTTTCTGTTCTTCCCCATCTACGTCTATTATGGCTTCTACATAGACAGCAGCATTGTTTTCACAATTAGTTGATTGACAATCCATACTTCTTTATAGACCTTGAGTCATATAAACGTTTGTAATGACGCTTATAAACAAACTAGATCAGGAAATATGGGTAAAAGGCAACTATACTGCAACATCTGGTAACGGATTATCAGGAACTATCTATACAGAGCCAAAAATGGCTAATGCAAAGAACCTTACAGGCTATACATTAAAGATTAGACTATACGATCAGAACAGGAGAGAGGTATTCAGTGATGATTGTGATATTTTAGTAGCAGGATCAGGCACATGGGAGTTCTTACCTGTAAAAGGAGAGTTTAATATAGACTTTATAGGAGAAGTTGAGATAGAATTAACCAAATCAGACGAAACAGAAGAACTAACAGCCTATGGTGTTAATGGTTCATCTAAATTAAGAATAAGATAATACTTCTATTTATGATACAATCACATAAAAGAGCATAAATGTTTGATAAAGTCGAGATAAATCCTATAGAATCAACCTTTGGTAACGTAAAAGTCTTTACAGAAGGCATAAAAAGCGAAGTTAACTTTAACCAATGGGCAGGAGAAACCAAACCAGAGGTATCTTTTGCAAAGATATTCTATCTTAATGATCACGATTCACGTCTTTACCTTGCTTCTGACACCTATGTTCAGTTAATCCTTGGTTCAGGTATGACTATATCAGGAGAGAATCAAAAAGCAATTAAAGCACTACAAAAATGGGTAGATAATAACTTTATTGAGGAAAAAATAGAAGATGCCTGTCATTCTTATGTAATAGCAGGAAACTGTATGTTTGAACTTATAATGAATGGAAAAAAGGTAGTTGATATTGACGAAATTGACATAACAACCATTGTTTCTGCTACAAGAGACAAAACAGGTGCAGTATCATCATATATGCAACACGTTAACGATAAAGATAACCCAATATCATCAGAATTTATAGGTCATCTTAAATTTACTAACAGAAGGCATGAATTATGGGGCAGAGCACTAGCACAAGCCATAGTTACACCAAAAGAGGTAGGCGGAAAACTAATTGATTCATCTGTAGAGGAAATGTGGAAGATGGAAAACGCTATGGTTAAGATTTTCCAGAGTTATGCAAGCCCTATGATGATGATTCAGTTTGAAGACGTAGGAGAAGATTTCATTGAGGATAAACAACAGGAATTTCGTAACTTAGGTGCAGGTGCAAAGATCATTACAGACAAGGCTTTCAAGGCAGAGATATTTGAGGTCAATCCAGCATCAAAATTCGATAAATATATAGAACACATGGAAACTGCAATCATGGAAGCAGGTACTCAGTTCGCCACTCAGATGTTTACAGCAGGATTTACAGCAAGAGCATCATCAGAAGACACATCTGACATGATTAAACTAAAGATTAAAAGAGTTCAGCGTAGATTTGGACTACAATTAAGAAAAGAGGTATTCGATCATGTATTAAAAGGACTAGGATATAACCCTGATACTGTTAATCTTAAGATTGGATTCCAATTTGACAACGAATCTGTCCTATCAGTGCAAGACATAGTAGGATTATTCGAGAAACAAGCTATTAAGAGATCAGAATTAAGAAAATACATAGCAGATAATACTGATTTAGAGGTAGATATGAGTGATATGGATGACACATTACCATTGACTTCTGTAACACCTACAGATAAAATGGATGAGCCTAAAGATATAAAGCCTGAACCATTACCAGAGGAATCAGTATCAGATCCTACAATAACAAACTACGGAGATGTAGATATTCCTGTACCTCAGAAAAAACCAAAGAAGAAGAAAAAGAGAAATAACACTCTTGGTTTAGACGATACCTCAGACTAATACTTCTATTTATAATATTATCCCATAAAAAGACATGAATATTGAAGGAATCCTAGCCATGCCTAGGAAATCGCTCAATAACAACTTTTATTTCGCCTCTGAATTGGCAAAAGCACATGAGCAAACAGTACCTCTAAGGCTTAACCATGACAAATCAGATGACGGAATTATTGGTCGTTCCACTCTATATTGGGATGAGACAACAGAACAGTTATCTTATTCAGCCTTTATAGAGAACGCAGAAATAGTGGCAGAAGTTCAACGTTTAGTAGAAGCAAACATAGAGCCTAAAGTATCTTTGGGTCTTACTGCTGGTTCTGACGTTAAACTATGTCATTCAAACGGAGAGGAATGTATGAACGCACCTGTTGACGTAGCATTTAATGAAATGTCTCTGTTATTAGGAGAAGATCCCGGAATTCCTGAGACTTCTGTAGTAGTAATAGAAAAGAAATGCGGAACTAAAATGGTTGAGATTTATGCAGAATCCTTTAAGTTGAATACTTCTATTAGTAGCGAACCAACTAAAGTTGAATCAATGAGTGAAGAAAATACAACTCCCGAATTTTCAGCAGAATTAGACGCCAAAATTGATTCTGTTGTTTCCAGCAGATTAGATGCTAGATTAGCACAAATCGACGCTGATAACAAAGCAAAAGCAGAAGCCGATAAAGCCGAAGCAGATGCTAAAGCAGAAGCCGATAAATTAGAGGCAGACAAGAAAGCCGAGAAAGAGGAAGCAAAAAAATCACTTGAAGATTCTATGGCAGAATTAGTCGAAAAGAGAATCGCAGAGGAAACTGCAAAACTCGAAAAACAATTCGCAGAATCCCAACGCAAATCCGAGGTTCAAGAATCTCGTGGTCAAGTATGGGAAGAAGCACAAGTCGACGAACAAGTTAGTTTGATGGAGAAAGTTCTCGAAGGACAATCCGTTACTATCAAGATCGACAAAGACGAGTTTATTGACAAACACTCTGTTTTCCAACCATCTCCATTCATGGAAGCTGTATCAACTTCTGGTACTATTCCGGGCGTAGATGTTGGATCACAAATCGTTGTTCTTCCGGGTGGTATTCTTGCTAAATCCATTAGACCTTGGGTTCAAGTAAGAAAGATCAAACAAGGAGAAGACACAGTGAGATTCTATACTCTTGACATCCCTGCATTTGGTACAATCACTGAATCTGTAGATACAGACATTAGTCCTGCAACCCACACTTTGACAGGTATTGATTTATCTGCAAACACTGTTAGAGGTTTCAGACAAAACGTCTTGAAAGCAGAAGTTGAGAAATATCCAAGAGATTTACTCAATAAAATCAGAGAAACAGCCAGAATTAGAGCAGTAGAAGACGAATGTACTATCATTTTGTCAACTATCGCAGCAGCCGCTTCACAAGACTTTGGTGCAAACCACTTTGACGGAAACGACGGTTCATTAGTTACTGACGAGACCAGCGAAGATGCAACAGGTGTTATGAAGGCAGCAGGTATCGAGGCATGTAAAGAACGATTGCAAAACCAAGGACACAATCCTGAAAACGGTGCAGCAGTTGCAGCTATTACTCCAAGAGCACAAAAAGAGTTAATTCAAGACACAGTAATCGTAAGATTCGTACAAACCGCAGATCCAAGCATCAGCAGATTAGGTAGAATTTCAATGTACTTCGGTATTGAGATTTTCGTAACCAACTGTATCAACACATCAAACAACAACTCAGCACGAAACATCGTGTTCATGAAGGGCAAAGCATTTGGACTTGCAGTAGGTCGTGAAATTGAATTAGAATTCGACAAAAACATCAGACAGCAATCCGTTGACATTGTTGCAACACACAGAGTTAACGCAGTTGTACTAGATGCTACCGCATACTGTATTCTATCAAGTAAAAACGATTAGATAAACTAATCAAATTTTTCTTTTTTTTATTTTACTTCTTGTAATCCCATTTACATATCGTTATATTATGACTAATTTTGATGATCTTACTAACAGAGTTTTGGATAAACTAGATATTTTAGACGCTAAAATAGACGATTTATGTACTTGGAAGGTAAAAATGCAGACAGAATGGAACGCACACAGTAAATCATCAGAAGATAGAGAGGCTAAAAAGGAAAAGAAATTCTATTATATAGTAGCAATTATGGGTGTAGCATTAGCCATGTTTGAGATTGCTTCAAACGTTACATTTAAATAGGGTATTGATAATAGTATGACTATGTTAGACAAACCTGACACATTAAAAAAGATACAGGTTGTATTAGTAGGCTTGTTAGCCTTTGGTGCAGTTGGTTATCTTATTGCAGGTGTACACGTTTATGGCATGGAATCAGAACAAGGTATGGAACTCTGGTCAGATGTCAAACTAATTGTAGTAGCAGGTGTATTAGCAGCCTTTGCGTTACTAGGATTAGGTAGACGAGCATCAGCAGACAAATAGGGTTTATATACCTTATTATTTTTTATTTATTTATGGCACAACTAACTATTGAGCAAATTAACAAGGAATTAAAATACCTTGAATATGCTTATAACCGTCTCTTAATCAAGACAATTCCTTATAGAGAGGAAAGAATAAGATTAGAGAAAGAGAAAGCCAAACTACTAGTCATGTCAGACGTAGCCTATGCAAAAATCGAACAAAAAAAGAAACCTCTAAAGAAATCCACACTAGACAGTAAGATTATTAAGAAAGGTGCTATGGGTATTCAGGACACAGGCAGAGTAGTTGTTGGCGAAGACAACGATGAGTACGTTGCAGACCTATAATAGGGTTTATATACTCTAACCTTTTTTATTTTTATTATGGATATACAGTTTTATGGTTTTGAGAACATCGGATGGCTAGAAAAGAGAAGATATATAAAGATTATGTATAAATGGCTTGGAGACCATATAGAATCCATACAAGACGAGGTTCAAAGAGACTATACAGCCTCAAGAGTTAAGAAATTTAGGGTAAGATTTTTTCCTACAACCATGTATAAAACAATGTATGGAGAATACAAAGGATTATCAGCAGATTTGGCTGTCGGAACTTCATTATCAGACTATATACCACATGAGAAGGTAGGACAGTTTGTTATTGATCTATTCATACTAGATAACAAAGACGATCTAAGATTCGCATCAAATCTTATAATGATGAGTCATGGATTGGGTCATGTTTTATTATATTCATACGATCATACAAGAAGGTCTGTATTAAAATACGACGATGATTCTGGAAACAGAGCTGGAAAAGAAATGGCATGGCATACAGCAGCAGTACACTCTAGAACTTCTAGTCCTGAAAAGACAGTACAGAGGTTAAATGACAGAGAGATAGATAATCAGATTTATTATCTGCATACATATAAATATGGTTTCCTTGGTTGGAGCAAAGTTATGTATAGAATGTACGACTTCCGGGATGATTTAAACTGAAAGACACAATAGGATTAATATGTTCTGTATGGGATGACCCACGCGGAATTATGAGAATGTTTGAACAGGAAACAATAACAGACTTTGATTATCTTGTATTCTTAGACGGACAATTCTCAAATTGGGTAGGTCATAACGAGTTTCCAGAATTTGAAGTAAGAGATGTCGTTCAGGATTTCGTTGACTCTGAACCAGAGGTAGAAATATATTATGAATATGTTACAGGACTAACAGAAGCAGAGAAAAGAAATATGTTATTCAAAAGAGCCTCGCAAATAGGAATGGATTGGGGTCTTGTTGTTGATGCAGATGAAATTCCATACATAAATAAAAATTCATTTGACATAGAAGTAGAGGCATTAAGCAAGGCAGAGTATGGTTGTTACAGTGTCATACTAGATAACTACGGTTTGATACAGAGAAGACCTAGATTGTTTGATATGAGAGAAAACCCTTTCCTGATACAACATCCTACTAACACAAGTCATAATCATATATGGTCTGGCATAGACGGAAGGGATCTTGCACAGGATATTACAATTCTGTATAACTATAACGTGGATTCTATTGTATTAAGACATGACAAGGAGTTCTATTCTGATTACAGATTCGAGTGCAGAGAGAAATTCGCAAGGGTGCATAACCATTGAACCCTCTAATATTTATACCAAAAGTAAGAGACATACCAGAAGTTATGAATTCTTATTCTAAACTTGATTATGATAAATTGGTTATAGAAAATCATCAGGAAGTAGAGGCATATCAGATGGCTAAGGAGTATTGTAAGTTAAAAGGATATACACATTTGGTTTTATGTCCAGATGATTTAGTAATAGACTATGATTCATTTAATTTACTAAAAAAAGACATGGAAGATTATTATATAACAAATATAGCAGGAATATGTAATTTCTCAGAAAGAGGATCTACAAAACTAGCCTGTAAGGGATCTAATTATGATTGGTTATATGAAAAAGACCTACCTGACGAAATATTTGCTGCATCTTTTACAGGTTTTTCGTGTCAATGGATTTCAGCAGATATATTGGATTATCTTAGTTTCACAGGAAACTGTACAGGTGGTAGAGGATGTCTTGATTCAGTATTTGCTAATGAAATATTAAATAATGGAGATACTTTATGGGTAGACCCAAATGCAAGGTTTAAACATTTAAGCAATACACAAAGACAAGAACTTCGTGAATGGAAAAAAGGCAAGACAAAACGTGAAAAATCAGTTTATTTACTGTAATACTTCTATTTATGATATTATCTCATAAATAATCATGGCTTATGGTTCTGCAACTACTGTACAGGAGTTAGTATGGGGTACTGCAAAGGCTAATACGCCAGCAGGAGTAACTTCAGCATTATCTTCTGCAACAGATTATATTAACGCTAAATTAAATATTAGAACTGAACTAACAGGAGACGACAAGCCTACTATTTTTGATAATATAGCAAATCAGTTGGCAGCAGGTATGTTACAGGAACAGAGAGATCCAAGACAGGAATCACAAAGAACTGTAATGGGAAAAGCCATGCTTAAAGACTATATGGATGACACTACTCATAAAACCAGAGGCGAATCATATCACATGGGATATGTTGATCCTAATTGACCGTAACTATAAGACACTTACAAGGAACTAGAGAACCTCTAGATATTGTAATAGCAGCACATTTAACAGATAATTGGAATTCATCTAACATAACAGACACAGTTACGCCTACAATAGAGGCTCTTACATATATTCCTAGTTATAACGTAGAGGAAGATTACGCTACAAACCCTAATATCATCAAGGTAAGTGTTCTTAGAAGATTCAGAGTAGAAGATGACGAACATGAACCTTTAGGAGATGATTCACATAATTGGCAGACAGAATTACAGATAGACGTATGGGCAGAAACCCCCATACTATTACAGGAATTTGAGGATGAAATTAACCGTATTCTATGGGAAATCAGACCAAACGAGAACACCAGATTAAAGAAATCTGACGGTGTTGAGGCTACATTATCAGCAGGATCACAGGACTCTGAGATAGAATCATTTGAGAAAACAGAGGTCGATTTTGAGTTCCTAGGAACAGATGATGATTCAGCAGCAAGGGTATCATCAACAGCCACACTAACAGTTAATTGGTTTAAACTTAAAACATAATACTTCTTAAAGTAATTCTATCCGAATTAACACTATATGGCAGCCCATAACGTACAAACAAAACGCGATTTTGTAAAAGTTCTACAATATGTTGCAGAAGGAGATACAGTAACTACTCCTACAAACTATGCAGCAGCAATTACCGATCCAACATTCACAGCAGTTGGCAAGGTAACAGACATAACTTTACAACCAGACGTTCAACACGTTGATACAGATGTATTAGGAAACGAAGACATCATTGATTCTGTAAAAACAGGAGAAGCCTATACATTTCAAATCACATTTGAGATGATTAATACCACACTAATTAACTATGCTTTCTCAGCAAGTGGTGGCGGTACAGGCTCTATTGACGAATCTTTGACCTTTGCATTTTCAGAATATATCAATGGCACAGAGAATTATACTGCTATGTATGGTTGCAGACCAACATCTTGTACTGTCGCACTCGAAAGAGGTATCTGGACAGCAAACATGACTTTCATCTGTAAAGAAATTACCGTACCTAGCAGCACTTCCCCTTGGAACGGACAAACCGCCACATGGGCAAGTGAGACATCAACAGCCACAATGAGTCATTCAGGTGCAGGTGCAGATCCTTTCACATGGAACTCTACAGCATATCCTGAGAGAAGATTCAGTTGTACTGTCACTAGAGGAATGGCTATTCAAGCAGTTAACGGTTCAGATAAGATCGAATACTGTAAGGCTTCAACTAGAAGATGTGAATTCACTGTAGACACATTCGTCAAATCAACAACTCTGGAAACTGATTATGTTAACAAGACAGAAAGAACAGCAGGATATTCAATTAGTACAAGTCCTGATGATGATTTCGCATTTACAAACTGTGTAATCACATCTTTCTCAAGAAACAAAACCGCTTCCAACGCAGATGCTTATGTTGAGTCTATCACAGCAAGAGCACAAGGCGTATCAATCACATAGGTTTAAATACCTTATTCTTTTTTATTTTTATATGGGTGTAGAAACAGATTACGAAAATGCCTCTATTGTAGTAAAACGTGGAGATAAAGTAGTCAAAACATTCGTATTTAAAGATTTTGTTTCTGCAAAACAATTCAAACCTGTTAACGAATTAAGAAATGAACTTGTTGTATTAACACAAGCAAAGAAAATAAATACTGATAAATTAGAGGCAAAGAACATAGAGTTTTTCAATAAGGTAACAAAAGTTGCTCTTAAAGAACCGCTAGATTTTGATTCAGCAGCAGAGATTCTGACTACAGCAGAACTCGGAAATTTTGCTGAGGAGTGTCTCATTTTTTTAGTAAATTGGAGTTCGACAGAAGCGGTCAAGCAATTCGCGATTCAATATCAGGAGACGACAAAGAAAGAGGAAGGGCAATAACCAATTTTCCTGAAATCAAAGAATTATTATTATTAAACAATTATGTGGCAGCAGGTTATGGCTCTATGAAAGAAGCCAGAGATTTAGCCAAGAAGGAAGGATTTGAGTACATACAAAAATTACTTCGTGTAAAGGCAATTCAACAAGAAGAATATAATGGCTAGTAGTGTTACTTTTGATTCAAATTGGCATAAGATTATTAGGGATATTCAATCTTTGGAAACAACAGGAAGGAAGTTACAAAGAGACTTTGTAGATATAGCATCTTACGGTATAGTTCAGGTATTAAAAGAAAATACTCCGTCTGATTCAGGAGAACTTGCTAATTCTTGGAAGGTTTTTGAGAAATCATTGAAATATTTTGTAGTAGGAACTGATTTAACAGATAAATTCCTAGCAGTAGTTAACGGTACAAAGCCTACTATGGTTGTAGCAAAGAACGCAAAAGCCATGCACTTTTTCATTGACGGAGAGGAATTCTTTAGAATTAGAGTAAATCTTAAAGGTAATGGTGCAGTTGATTTTGTTTCCCCTATAGCAATGGCTATGGATGAAATGATCGAGGTATTGATTCTATCTCTAGTTAAGAGACATTGGAAGATATTTAAGGATATTTCAGCACCTAATGTTACTAAGGTTAACCTATCCAAAACTGTAGGTCTTACAGGAACTAAGATCAATAAGAGGAGAGGTAGAGGTGGCGGTGTTCAGAAGGCTAAAACAGGTAGAAAATCGTTTAAGAGAACTCTATCTAGACGTAGAAGAACAGGAAAGTTTATTACTTCTAAAAACGCCAAGTTGGGATAATAGTTCATGGCTACGCGTGCAACTAACATTAAGGTTAATGTAGATGTTAATTCTGCTATTGCAAAATCAAAAGAATTAGCACGAAATATGCAGGCAGTAGGAAACTCTGGTCATAGAGCAGGTACACAGATTCAACAGGGAATGAATCAGGCTAAGATGGGTTTAAATCAAGCCTCAGATGCAGCAGCAGCCTCAGCAGTAAGATTCCAAACAGCAACACAAGGTATGATTAACCTTTCTACAGCAGGTGTTCAGACATTTACATCTATATCTAACTTAGCAAGAGCACAAAACAGAGCAGCAGCATCACAGGTATCTTATGATCGTGCAGTTGATCTTGTTAACAGAAAACAGTTTAAATTAAACGAATTAATAGCACAAGGTAACGCTAACACAAGCAAGGCTACATTATTAAGAAACGAGTTGGCAACTGCAACAGAAGACCTAGCAGTTAAAGAGGAAAAACTAAAGATTGAACAGGAAGCAGTATTAGACGTTCAGTTACTTTTCGCTGCTAACCTTGTTAACGTAGGTGTATCATCAGTTCAGATTTTTACTCAGATGTTAGGTGCTGAAACAACCGCTATGATTAAAAGTAAATTGGCAACAATAGCAAAGACCATAGCAACAAAGATAAACACTTTAGCAAATTGGAATAACACACGTTCATTGGCAGGTAATCAAATTGCTATGAAGACTTCTATTGGAACTACAATTATGATGTCAAAAGCAACAAAGGCAGCAACTATTGCAACCAACTTGTTTAAAGCAGCACTTGGTCCGGTAGGTCTTATTATGATTGGTATTGGTGCAGCATACGCAGCCTATGAAACTAACTTATTCGGAATGAAAGATGCTATAAATCAGTTATTAGGAATTCAACAAGAAGAAAACGAGGTAGTAGAAGAAGGTACAGAACTAATGAACCTTCAAGCAGATGCAGTAGAAGGATTAGGAAAACAGTATGAAAAATTAAGCAGACCTATGCAGACTTATGTTGACATGATGATTCGTGCAGCAAAAGAAACTAACAACGCAACATTATTGTTACAGGCTTATCAAATACAATCGCAAAAATCGCCGGGTTTTAATTCGGGTGGAATAACCACCCAAGGAACAGGTGGAACGGGAACAGGTGGAACGGGAACAGGTGGAACGGGTAGTAGTGGAACAGGTAGAGGTTCTGGCAATAGATCAGGAAAACCAGATCCAAAATTACAAACTGATTCAGGATTAACACCGCAACAAGAAGAAGCAAACCCATTTGGCGGATTAGAAGCAAGAGCAAGATTCTGGGCTTTACAACCATACGAACAAGCGGATCTTCTTGCAGTATTATTGTTAGAGAATGAAGGCAACCCGGGAATTCAACAAGAAATACAAAACCTTTACTATGATATAAACCTTGCTACTAACGGTTTCCAAAAAAGACCTGAACACAAATCATTAGACGCACTTGACTTGTATGATCCTAGAAATATAGATACAAAGAATGAATCAGGGTTTGGATTACCAATAGACCCACATGACGGTATTAATTTAATTAAGAGACAGAATGTAGGTTTCGGTTCTCTGTATGGAATAGGAGACATTAATAAGATGTCAAACAGAGAGTTAGTTAGAAAAGCATACGGAATGGATATAGGAGAAGTTGCAAACAGTATTTCTAAAACAGAGGCATTAAGAATAGGTGCTCTTGAAAAAGAAATGAGAAAGTTTAATGCACACGGTAAGACTTTCCTAACAGGAGTCGGAGATCCAAGTCTAAAGAACTTTGCTACAACTTCAATATCACAATCATTTGGTGTATTCTCCCCACAGGCTATGGCAATAAGGGCTTCAATGGCTGCAAGAAAAGAAAGATTCTTGGCAAGATCAATAGGCGGTAGAGCAGCAGAAGCACTAGCAGCAGTAGGTTATAATGCAACACAGGCATATCAAGTAGGAACAGTTAAAGTACCTGCATGGGTAAAGGCACAACAAGATAGAAAAGATGCTTTTGCTAATTCTAGAAGCATGGGGTATCTATTAGGACTACAAGGTATATTAGGTAGGTCTGGTGGTAGAGGTTTAGGAAGATCAGCAGCAGACGCTTTAAGAAAAGACCCTATTGGTGGTATTGGATTAGGTGGATTCGCAATATCACAATTCTTTGGAACAGAGGAAGAATTAATAGAAAGATTACGTGAAAAAATGAGAGACTTTGATATGAGTGATATAGATGCACCATCTAAGATTCAGCAGATATATAACCAGACGGTAGAAGACGCAAGAAAAACAGCAGAGAGAATACCCTCAATACCTGCACAGATAGGAATAGACTTTGCAATAGGAGAATATGAACGTGGTGTTATTGGTAGAAGGTCAAGCACTACTATAAGAGGAACATCAAGACTTACTAGATCATATAGTGTTTATGGACAAGTATTAAAACGATTCTTTTCTATCGAAGAAATACAGCAAAAGATAAGAGAGGATATTCAGGCTAGTGAAAACATAGTAATACCAACAGGTCGTAAATTATTGGAAGTCACAGAGGCATTTAACGCAAACGGAAGATTCTCAAACTTTAATAACGTAGGTATAACACAGGATGCCATGACAGGTCTTAATCTTACAGAACAAAATGTATTTAATATCAGATTCAATTCAACCCGAGGAGACAGGGAACTGTTAAATAGACTTAGATTCCAAGAAATGCTACAATCAATGTCTTCAGGAACATCATCACTTTAGGAGTACATAATGACATTAACACCTAATTTCAATCCAAAAGAATCTGCACCTGAAGTCTATATTTATGACTATGATGGGGTATTACAGTATCAGTACCAGACAACAGTTACACAGACCAGCCCTACACAGAATTTCAGACTAACTGATCTTAGTGTTACAAATGAAATGAACGGTTCTTACGGACACGCAACACTTATGCTTGAGGACAACCAAGGCTTATTGATAGATTCTACTAAGCGTAAAAAGGTAAAGATTCAGAGAGAATGGGATATTCAGATTTACTTTGGAAAGGATAATGCAGGACTACAAAGATGGTTCTATGGTAAGATTAAATCCGCTTCCGTAATTAGACCCGGAACTGCTGTGCAAAGAGTTGTAGTTAACTGTGTAGGCTGGGGTCAAATACTAA